CAGCCGCCACGCGGAACGTATACGCCGTGCCGTTGGTCAGCCCCGTAACCGTCGCACTCGTCGCAGACGAAGCCGCCCGCGAGAACGTCGTCCAACTGCTGCCGCTGTTGCTTGAATACTGCACCGTATAGTCAGTAATCGCGTAGCCGCCGTTGGTGGCTGGTGCCGTCCAAGTTAGCGACACTTGCGCGTTGCCAGCCGTGCCAGAAACGCTAGTCGGGGCACCCGGCAACGCAGGCCAATTTCCAGATCTTGTATAAGATTCAGCATCTCTAATATGCCAAATATTACTAGCAACACTTTGAGATACTGATGGATTAGATCCTATTAATCCTCCTCTAACTCTCATCAAGAATACTCCTTCCAACTAGTATTAATTTTTAATTTATTTGCTGTTCCGGCCGTAGCATAAATTGATTGAGCTTCTAGTAAACTAACTCCTTGATTTTTATCAACAACAATTAATGCAGAGCTGGCTGGGATGCTAACTGTTGGTCCTAATTCATACGCTGTTCCAGAATTATCTGCTGTTCTATAAAAAACTACTGTTATTGTAACAGCATTAGCCGTATCTGTATTAGCAACAGTAATACTATCTATTAAAAACAACTTATTACTACTAGCACTATTACTAACTAATAATGTAGAATTAGTAGTAGTTAAACTAACCGATGAATTATTAGCATAAACACTAGAGGGACTGTTAATATTTGGATTAGCCATATTTTACCTTTTAACTTAAAGCCATAATAGTACCAAGTTTTAATCCAGCATTAGTTATAATAGCTGTGGTACCGCTAATAGCAACATTAATTCCACTTCCAGCAATTATATTAGTAATAGGTAATAAACCACTAACACTAGAGTTAAAATTAGTAATATCACTAACTGTATGAGAATGACCACTAATGCTAACATTAACACTATTAACTTGCAAACTATTACTAAAATTACCACTATTAGCAGTAATATTACCAACTACATGAAGTTTACTTGAAGGTGATGATGTTCCTATTCCCAAATTGCCAGCTATTGCAATGTTACCAGAACTTGGAAAATAAAACCCTGTAGTTAAATCATTTGATGAACTAATAGCTGGCGACCCTGATGAACCAGGAACAATTCCGTTTAATGTGGCCACCGCTGTTGTTCCGTAGCCAATTCCCCAAAAAGTTAATCCGCTAGCAGGAGCTTCTGTAAAAACTATATTAGATCCGCTAATACTATATGACGAAACGGGTTCCTGAGCAACACCTCCCACATAAATTCCCAAAGTATTAGCACTAGTCGGATAATAAGCGGTTCCACTAACACTTAGGGGAAAAGAAGTTGAAGAACCATTAAAAGATGAACTAATATTATCTAATTTACTATAATTAGTAGAAGATATAGTAGGTCCTAGACTAATATATTCTAAAACTGTACCAGACGGAACGCTATTGAATAGATTTACAGATACACCATCTGTAGCAGTAAAATCACTATTATTTAGTAATTTAACACCATTTTGAAATAAATCTAAATAGCCAACAGAGTATCCTCCACTAATATTAAAAGAAGATATTGTTCCGGTGGTTATGATGTTTCCTCTAACTGATGTTGAAGAACTTCCACCACCACTTGCTGTGCTATTTATAGTATAGACGCCACTAGACGAACTTATAGTAATATTATTACCAGCAACTATATTTTTAACTGGTAATAATCCACTAACACTACTATTAAAATCTGTAATATTACTAGATGTGTGAGTGTGTGATGATGCAGCTTTACTGTCTATCTGCGTTTGTATTGCGCTTGTAACGCCCTTAACATAACTAAGTTCTGTTAAACTAGGATAAGTAGTTGTACTTAGAGATGAAACATTTTTGCTCGCATCATAACCCGCTATTGTACTAGCGGTTTGATTTGGCATTGTAAAGTTTCCGCTAGCGGTAATTCCGGTAGCAAATACTGTAGCGTCGGTAAAAGTTTTTGCCCCGGCAATACTTTGAACACCAGTAGTTCTAACAACAGTACTATCAACCGCTATACTATCCGCTGAAACGCTTATACCATCTCCTTGACCAATATCGATAGTGCGATTAGAAGCTAAACTGCCTCCTCCTGCTAAACCACTTCCTGCGGAAATAGTTGTTGATGTGGCTGCTTTACTGTCTATCTGCGTTTGTATTGCGCTTGTAACGCCCTTAACATAACTAAGTTCTGTTAAACTAGGATAAGTAGTTGTACTTAGAGATGAAACATTTTTGCTCGCATCATAACCCGCTATTGTACTAGCGGTTTGATTTGGCATTGTAAAGTTTCCGCTAGCGGTAATTCCGGTAGCAAATACTGTAGCGTCGGTAAAAGTTTTTGCCCCGGCAATACTTTGAACACCAGTAGTTCTAACAACAGTACTATCAACCGCTATACTATCCGCTGAAACGCTTATACCATCTCCTTGACCAATATCGATAGTGCGATTAGAAGCTAAACTGCCTCCTCCTGCTAAACCACTTCCTGCGGAAATAGTTGTTGATGTGGCTGCTTTACTGTCTATCTGCGTTTGTATTGCGCTTGTAACGCCCTTAACATAACTAAGTTCTGTTAAACTAGGATAAGTAGTTATACTTAGAGATGAAACATTTTTATTATTATCAAAACTAGCTACCGTATTAGAAATTTGATTACTAATGTTAATACCACTAGCAAAAATTCCGCTATCAGCTACTATATTATTAATTTCTAATTGTGTGCTCATTATATTTTACTTTATGGAATAAAATTTTCTTTACTAAGTATATTTAATTCATAATTATTTCCAGTATATCCTCCAACTTCCAATAAATCTACTTTAGCTATCCAATTAATAGAATTAGAAACATCTCCAGCAACTTGTGTTAATAAATAATCACTAAGTCCAGAACCTCCTCCACTTATTAATACCCTAATATCCCAAGAAGAATTATTTTCTCCTATAATAGTTTTTATTGGGGTTCCAATAATTGAAGATCCATAACCATCATTATATAATAAACCTTCCAATTTATATGCAGCATTAGAATTAGAAGTAGTGGATCGGCCAACTATATTTATAGTAAAACTATATGTTCTATTAGAGGCTAATAATATAGCATCAGAACCATTATTTTTAAGAGTTGTCCACGAAGCCGAATTATTAGTTGAGTTTCTTAAAATAAATTGACTAGCCTGACTATCTCCATTATATAAAAATTTCCCTTCTGATCTAACATATTGACCACTTTGATAAATCCATCCATCAGAACCTACTATTGTGCCTGTCGTAGATGTATAAAAAGAATTTCCACTTATACTATAATTATTAAGATCTAAATTACCTCCTAATTGAGGGGTTGTATCTTCAACAATATTATTTAAACTACCTCCGCCACCTGTGTTACCTGTGTACGCAATATATAGAATATTTGATGTATCATTGTAAGATACATTAATTCCACTAATACCAACTAATAAATTAGCCACTCTATCATCTATAGACTCATTAAAATTAATAATATCTGATGTTGTATGACTATGACCGCTAACACTAACACCGGTCCCATTTTGTTTAAGAACAACAAAATCTCCACTAGGACCAGATACTGCTCCTGTAAAAACAGCTCCAGATAAATTAGCCTTACCAGCTAAACTATTTGTGATGGTCGTACTAAAATTAGCATCATTTCCTAATGCTGCTGCAAGCTCATTTAAAGTATCTAAAGCTAATGGAGCAAAGTTGATTAGATTGCTAATCTCTGTTCTTACAAATGAGGTACTGGCTATTTGATTAGTGTTAGTTCCACTAGATGCTGTTGGAGCTAATGGAATTCCTGTTAATATTGGACTATTATTAAATACTAATAATCCAGAACCAGTTTCATCAGATATTATTGAGCTTAATTGAGATGATGTTGTATTTGCAAATTGATTTAGTGTTCCTGTCAGTGGTGCGTATATTCCACTAACCAAACCACTAACAGAAGAATTAAAATTAGTTATATCACTAGAAGAATGGGTATGACCACTAACGCTAACATTTGTCCCATTAACTTGTAATGTTGTAAAATTACCACTGCTACTATTTATCCATAAATTACTAGAACTATTATACTGTAAAAATTGTCCATTAGTAGCACCTGTTGTGGCAACATTGTGCAATTCTTCCAATTCATATCCATTCTGGATATTGATATAAATACTACCATTATTACTATTTTTTCTTATTACATAACCAATAAAAACTATGTGATTAGGAGCATATGGTTTATTATTAAATCCATATAATAATCCACCAGATACTGTTGGAGATAGCCATACAGGATCACCAGCAGCACCGGCAGAGTTAGTATTCAGACCACCCAATATGCCTTGAGTAACAACATATCCAAATTCATTATTATTTATATCCTGTTTTAATAATCCTAAAGTTAAAGCAGATGTGGCGTCGCTAGAAGCAATAGCCAAAGAAAGAACAGGATGGTCACCCTGTGCCCCGCTAACATAAACAGCTTGACCTTTATTAAGTAAACCTCCTGTAGTATTTTTAGCATAGACATATATGTCTGAACTTGATATTTGAGGCAAAGTTAACCAAGGAGTTGTACCATCTCCAATTTTCAAAATATTATTAGTAATGTCAAATCCTGGCTCTCCACTAGCTAATATCGGATTAGTAGAAGTCCACGAAGCTATTTCACCTTTTCGTAGCTGAATTAAATCATTAATTGGCATAAATCTTTACATTTTATGGAGTACCACCATCTATAACACAATTATATAGATAAGTTGGACTTCCAGTACTGGTTCCACTTAAAGCTGTTAATCCTATTATATTAGCACTAGTTTGTCCCAAATACACGGTTGTGGATCCTAATGTTACTCCACTATAAGCTAATTTAGTAACATTGATTGCCGCATTACTATTAATATCTTCATTTACAATTGTACCATTAACTATTTTAGCACTAGTAACTGTATTATCTCCCAAAGTAGTACTAATAGATAAAGTGCCATTGGTAAGATCTGTTAGTGTAACAGTGCCTGTGCCGGATATATCTCCAGATAATATACCAGTAATAATTGGATCAGGTACGCCTGTTAAACTAGCAAAATCTCTATAGTAACTACCATGTTGCCCATCTAATAAATCAGCATTTAAATTATTTACTACCGATGTACTAGTAACTTGTAAACTATTACTAATAAAATCTCCACTAGTATAAACATTACCACCACTAAATTCCCATCTATTATTAGATACATTCCATACAAGATCTTTTGTATCAGATCCTGTATAAACCTCAAAACCACCAGTATTTAATCCACTAGTATTAACTCTAATAATATTATCACCAATATTTACTGTTGTACTATTAACAGTTGTTGTTACTCCTTGTACAGTAAGATCTCCTCCAATAGTGACATTACCAGTTGTACTAATTGAATTTATATTACTAATACTTTTATTTGAATCTAAAACCAAAGCTTTATTAGCTTCTGCTGTTCCTGGACCAGTTGTTAAATCTAAATAATTAACTTCAGAAGCTGTGGCAGTAACGTCTGTGGCTCCTTGAGCCAATAAGTGAGTATGACTTACTGGTACAAATCCTGTTGGTAAATTAGTAATATTACCATAATGAACTTGTCCACCAGCGCCACTAGTATTGAGTTCTGTTTCAGTATAATATCTATCATCGTGAGTATGACCTAGTAAAGAATATCCACTAACATTAATAGTTAAATAATTACTGGAATCATTATAATTTAAAACTATTCCTGTTCCATTTCTTAGAAATCCTGTAGTAATATGATCTCCACTTCCAATTATATCATTGACCTGTTCTTCACTTACAGCAGCAGCGGCTATTCTGGCATCTACAGAGGAATCAAAATCCACCATTTGAGAAGAATATATTCCTGTAACAGAAACTGTTACCGGAATTCCTGTGGTAGCAGAAAAAACTATGCCAATTCCACTAGAACCTACAAGATCACCACTATTTGGTAATATAGAAGCATATGGCAAACTATTCCATCCTGTTAAACCATCTCCTATTTTATATCTTTTTGTGGTTGTATCAAGACCCCATTCACCAGCACTTAAAACTGTATTAGCTGATGACCATTCTGATGTTGTTCCTCTACGAACTTGAATTAGTGTTTGAACTGGCATGATTTTGCTCCGTATTTATTAAAGTTAAGGTGTGCCACAGTCTATTTCATAATTATCTATAAAATTACTTAAATAATCATCTAATCCAATAATATCACTAGCATAAACTACCATGCTGCTATAATTTGTTAATAACTCTAGTGTTTTTTCTGTAGATGTATCAATATCTAAGTTATTAACAGTATTACCAATAGATGATTCAATTTCAATAATATTGGTAGAATCAAAAATTTCTATAGTTAAATCACTCATGTTGCACACTCTAATAGTTCGGAGGAACTACTAAATCTCTTAGAGATTGTTACTGTTCCAAACAATAATCTAATTATTGATTTTCCTCCACCAACATATAAATCGTCATCACTCTGTAATTCTAAATCATATTTAGCTGTATTAAATGTAAAAATATTTGTTGTACTGGCGGGAATTAATAGTGTTAATTTTCCAATATTTGGTTCTATAATGAATTTATATACACTATAGTCTACATTTTCAGATGAAAATGTTTGCATAAGTCCTGTATTTGTTTTCCACATCAATCTAGCACACCAGTTTGTTAAATCTATAGGATTTTTATTGGCATCTTTATAAACAAGGGTCAATTTAAATGAAGACCCTTGCTCAATCGTAAAGTCATATTTGCTAGCTGCCATAGTTATCTCTTAGAATGAGTAAATACAATGTAATATACACCCTTAATAAACATAAGAACTCTATGGATATATAAAAAGAAAGGCCAGTATTACTACTGGCCCTTCTTCCTACATCTGTATAGAAAAGAATGTATTATAGAGCGCCAACAAGTACTCTACGGTTATCAAGAACAGCGAAGCCAACTTCGGCCCAGCCATAGAAACCGGCTCTCTTTTGACGATGAAGTGTATCATCTTCAAAAATTTGAACTTCTTGACGAACTGGCATAATGAAGCTATCACGCTTACGAAGATCAAGACCAACAACTACTTCTGTTTTACCACTTGGTAATCCAGCAGATAATGTATTGGAATAGAATAGTTGATATTCTTGACCAACACCTAGTTCGTCTAGATCATGTAGATTAACACCAAAAATACGATTTAGACTGCCATCAGCAGCAGTATAAATTTCACGACGAGTAACTTCGTCAACTTGATCAATACCCCAGTTACGGATATCTTCCATAGCTTCTGGAGAAACATAAAGATCTGTTAACATACCACGATTATTACTAGCCGAGTTACCACCACCGTTACGACGCATAACAGTCTTCATTAAGCTAACAAGACGCTTAGTGAACTGACTTGCATTAGCATCACTATCATAAACAACGATGTTGCGATCAACACCAGCAGCTAGGACAGTATGCCAACCATCATCATTCATCTTCTTCACGAAAGAAGCTTCGAGCACTTCCATAGCACGGCCAACAACATCCCAGCGGGCGTCTCTGGCATACTTTAGAAGATAATCGATTGAAGAGCCTACGTCATAGGTTGGAACCATGACGTAATCGCCTTCAACGTGACGCTCTGGAACATAACCATGATTAGGAATCGTATAAGCTACGAAATCCTTTTCAGTTCCAGGAGCTAAAAAGTCTAATGGAAATTCTGGAGTAGCACTTTGAGCAAGTTGGATTGGCTCAAAAATACCATTAAGAATATCCCCATTTAATACGCCTTGACGAAGTGGTAGCTCTAGAGCTTTGGCAAATTCAGCATTTGCTGCTAAAGCGACTTCTCTGTTGGCAGACCCAGAACGCATCAGAAGATCTGTTAATTCTGGAGTTGGTACGAATCTTTCTGTTTTAGCTGACATGTTTTTAATCTCCATTAAGTTTTTATAAAGAATTATAGATTAACTGATACTTTTGCGTAACCATCAGCGTCTGTTGCGCTTAGGAATTGACCAACCTTAACAGCGTTTGTACTGCTAGTTCCGATCAATCCGTTTGCTCCAACATAGGCATCGGCTCCAGCGGCTGGACTGCCAGTAACTTTATTAGTAGTTACTTGACCTTGACGAAGTAGTGTTACTTTGCCACCAACCTGAACTTCATCTTTGTGCCAATTGATGTGTTGTCTTGTTAGATCAAGATTGACAACATCATTCAATAGTACGCCAACAGGTTTAGCTCCGGAAGCTACAGAAGCATATGCCACAACAGCGTTAGCATCATCCATAGAGATGCCTGATCCGCCTGTTACAACACTTACTACTCCGCCTCTTTCAGCAGTTGTATTCATGAAGAATGAAACATCTGTTAGTAATTCGATACGATCTGGTTTTAGAGCCATGTTTAGTTCTCCGTATAAATAATTAAGTTATTTGACCTTTTTACCTATTTTGCTGCGAACAAATTCAACCAGAGCTGCTCTAGTAGAATCAATTTCTGATTCAACTTCACCGCCAACACTAAGATTAACCTCTTCTGCAACTTCAGCAGTCTCTAAAACAGTGGGATCTGCAATTATTTGAGTTGAGGCTTTGGTTGATTTGTCTTCTTCTTCGACCATTTCTTCTTTTACAGTTTTCTTCTTGTTCATTGCAGCAAAAACGTTTGTCAAAGCTGCAAATGTTTCATCTTCCATTGATTCAAATCTATCTACAACACTAGCTGCTGTTTCTTCATCAATGCCATATTCTAGTAAAGAAGCTTTTCTTTTCATTTTCTTTTCTTTTTTCATAGCTTCTTCTTCTTTCATTTTATATGCAGCTACGGCTTCATTAGCTAATACTAATTCTTTCTTTAGATTTTCAACTTCATGTTGAACAAATGCTAAAGCTTCTTGATTAGTAGAAACTACTTGTTCGTTTTGTTCTTTTAGAGTTACTATCTCTGCTTCTAATTTTGTTTTTAGACTTTGTAACTCAGTGATTTCAGAAGTTAAAGCAGCAACGACGGTGTCATTATTAGTGTCAACAACGCTTGTTGTTTCAACTTGTGTAACTTCTGTTGTATTAATTTCTTGGGCTGAACTCATAATAATGTTCTCCGAATTTATATTGGACTGTGAAATAGATACACCTGATTGTTCGATTTTTTGATTTTTTTCTTCAATATTATTATTTTCAGAAAATATATGCTTAGTAAATATTATACTATCACTATTAGCTGGTTTATTAACAAACCCCTTACCTGTAAATGTAATACCTCTCAATACTCTACCTATTTTATAATCATCATGCTGACCAGTACCGCCATATGCTTTTAAAAATTTTGTTAAGTGTGCAGTAGAATTATTTCTATTTAATATTTTATATTCATTAGTTTTACTATTTAAAACCCCATAATCAAATCCTTTAAAGAAACACTCCATACTAACATATTTTGTTCCATTTTCTATTTCAGCAATTAAATTATTTGATCTTTCTCTTAATTCAGGATTACTAAATCCTGTATAAATAACAGAACCTGTTAATATATGATATTTATTAGGAAGATCATTAATATCTGTATTATCTGGAATTAATTCACCATCTTCTGTGATGGGCCAATTTGATATAATATGACCAATAATAATATCTTCATTATGTTCTAAATTAGTTGGTTTATGTTCTGGGGTATTTCTGGCTTTCCAAACTTCAACCTTATCAAAAATATCATCATTTTTATTCCATGAAGAACTTACTAAAATAGATTGAACATAATATAAATCAGAATCATCATAGGAAGCTATAGAATGTAATTTTTTATATTGTTGAGATAATGAACTGTTAATAGCACATGGCTCAACAAAAGAAGCATATGTAATAGAAGCTGATGCAGAAAGTTGGTCTGACAGACCATCTTTTATTTCTTGTTCAAAAATATGCATATTTACCTCTTATTTTATAGCAAATTAGACTAAAGTTTCATACACCATAGAATAATAAGAAGCTTTAGCTTGCTTATTTTCTTCCATTGTTAAATCTCTTTGTAAATCAGATTTTAATGCTTTTAGCCAATTATAATAGTTATTTGTTATTATATTAGGTTGTTCTGTTAAATCACAAGCTGAAATAATTGTATTATTTTCTATTTTAGAAAAAGGATTAAGATTGAGCAGAATGTTGGTTTTAAGATTTTCTAATTGTTCGGATTCCGTATTAGATAAAGTTCGTAGATTTTTTTTATTATAAAATTCTAAAAATAGTGGGTTAATTATATCGCTAATTTTATCTTGAGCTGATATTGCCCACATTGTTAGTTTAGCTCCTGTTCGGGGCTTAAATTCTCTCTGTTTGCGCTTTTCTGAATCTTTTGATAATTTCGGCCTGCCTTCTCCGGCTTCTTTTGGCAACGAATCCGAAGACGGATCGTTTGCCAACTTCGTTGAAGACGGAACAGAAGGAGAAGATTGTGGTATCTTTAATTCTAGTGCTGTTTTCTCTCCAGATTTCTTTTTATCTAGCTTTAGACCAACTTGACTTGGGGTTGTTATACCAAGTTGTAGAGAAATTTTCTTTAACGAGTTTTCAAATTGTGGATCGTGCCATGGACCAGCTTTTTTAACCATGCGTTCACTATTTCTATCTCTACTTTCTCTGTTAAGTCTTGATTTTTCCATATCAGGATCAAAACCAAATCGGGTTTGTAATAACTCATCACTAATCAGATTACGATCTGCTAATTGAATAAGTAGTGCTTTCTCACTATCTTCGTTACTTAAATCCATTCTATCAAATTCTATTTTAGCTGGATATCTAAATCCCATAGCTTTTTGAACAAGTTCTATTTCTTTTTCCCAAAATGTTATTAATAAATCTCTACCATATTGTAATCTTTGTGTTAAGGTTTTAAGACTAATAAAATTATTAGTAGTTCCAGCAGCTCCATATGTTCCTGTGAGGGTAGGAGGAATACCAAGACCGGCGTATACAGCATTTAAATGTGGAATATATTTACCTTCTCCAAGAAATTGATGAACATTAGTTTTGCTTTCTATTAACTCAAGATCTGGTCCCCAAACAAGATCCATCGTACCTCCTCCAACATTGTTTCCTAAAATTTGTGCTAATTTAGCTGTGGCTGCTTTGGTTGGAGCTATTTTATGTTCTAGACTACCAAGTTTAAAAATTCTTATATTACTAATAGCGCCGTCTAAAGCCGCCATATCTGCTAATTTTAATTTTTCAATAACTGTAATATCATCCATAATAGCATAAATCATAGGATATGCCCATGTTTGCCAATCGTCTTTTTTATAATGAAAAACTATTGTTTTATCTTTATCTAATGGATATCCAGTTTTTTGTTTTGCTGCTTCTATTAAAACAGAAGGTAGGCTGTCTACTACTGCTTTTTCAGCATCTGTTTTAGGATTATATATTGTTCTTCTTAAAATAGCTGGAAGAATTAATTCATATTGTTTATTTGATACGAATGAAGATAATGATCCTGCTGCAACTTCAACAAATACAGGGTCTATAAAAGTATATTTCCAAGGAATTTCTCTTTTTTCAATTTCTTCAGTATCCATATCAGTAATTTGTATATCGGATTTAGCTGAAGCTTTATACATTTTATCAACAGCTTTTAAACTAAGCTTTGCTGTTTGTTTATGAATAACAACATTTCCAGATTTATATATATTATTTAAAAATCTTTCACTTCTATCTTTGCCGGCAACTTTTTTAAACCATTGTCGATAAAATCTTTCGATTCGTTTATTTTTATGAACTATTCTTATACCTTGTGCTGCAAAATCACCCATAAGATCAATAACATTTTTAACTAAACCAACACGCTGATAAACATCTTCTGCTCTACGCATAATAACTTTAATATTATTTTTTGGTACAGCTTCGTCGGGACGGAAAAAGTCATAATCAGTTCGTGTTAATCCTGGTCTACCACTGGTTAATCCATCTAAATTGGAATAATCAAGACTATATCTTCTACCAGCAGCAGTAATTTTTTGTACGCCAGTAAATTCTTCTAAAGATTCTGAAGATTTTTTTAAAGCCTCTTGTTTGCTGCCAATATCATCTCCCCATGTTACATAAGCATCTTGGCCTATTAAATTGGCATTTTGAATAGCTTCGCTCTTTGGATATCTTTTGTTTTTAGCCATTTTTACCTATCTGAATCTTAATTGTAATATAATTGTAATATAATCGTATTAACTTGATTAATATACACTAATTTCTATAAACTCCGGTATAAATATCATCATTTACAGCCGAAGTAAACCATTCTGGTCCTTTATAAAGTTGTCCTTTTGAATCAACCATATCTTTACGATTACCTCCTACTACATCATAACTTATTGGCTGTAAAGTTCTATATATTTGTCTAGCTAACATATTTGCTATTAAAAGAGAACTATATCTATCTTTTCTTAATCTTCCTTTTTTACCATTTGGTAATTTAACTTCTGGAGTATCCCATCGATCTCTAGCATTTGGACCAGTGCTAGTTTGAGTCATAACAATTGTAGTCAATTCATTTTTAAGTTCTTCAATTTCTAATATACATTCACTAACACTATCATATATAGGATTTAAATCAGTAGATAAAATATCTTTACCCTCTTTATCTAAAGCTAAACCTAATGTTAAATTATCAAATCTTGGAAATAATAATACTTTATCTTCTAAATCTTTTCTTAAACCATGATTAGCCTGACTCGTCCATTCTGCTCTTGCAAATTGAACCATTTCCAATAAATGTAATCCTGGTTGATTATCAGTATCTTTTGTTTTATCTGTATCTATTATAGGCCATATAAGATGTTCGCCATCTTCTAATTTATTAGGATCATGTAATGCTTCTTCTATTGCAACGCCACCGCCCTGAGCATCTATACCTATTTTTGCTGCTGGGAAAGTTTTCATTAAATTACGAATTTTTCTTGCACAATATCCATAAAAATCGTGTTCATTAACTAATCCTGTTTTTAATCTTTCTTTAAAATTACTACGATTAGTAGTCCAACAATAAACTATACGACTATGATCAGGATGAATTTCTAAAATAGTAATACTAAAATTATCTTGTTCGCTAGCAGGATCTATTCCATAAACATATTTATACTGACCATTACCTTGAGTCACAGCATCAAATACTATTTTTTTAGTATTGATAATAATAGGATTATTATCATTAGCAACACAATTTTCTATTAAACTACGTCTGAAAAATCCTTCGCTATCACTAACAAAACAAGCTGCATATTCCATATTATAAATCCCGGTGTGGATAGTAGCCTTAGCTCTGCTAACTTGTTTATCATCCATAAATCCTTTAGGAATTAATTCGTATGGAATACGAATAATACTATAATCTTTCCAATTAAAATTACTAGGAATTTCTCCTTTAAAAATATCTTGTAATTTATTAGTATCTCCTTTGCTTTCTATAATAGCTTTATACCTTTTCCAATATGATGCAAAATGTTTGAAAGCATAATCAGCTGTGCCGCTAATAATAGCTTGATTACCCATTTTTATATTTAGTACTTCAAGTTCTTCATTCCATAATCCTTGTTTTTTCATTTCATCTTTTCTAGCTTCTTCTTTAACATTTTGTATAGGACTAGCGCTAACAGCAGCGAATCCTGATACTACTGTTTCATAAATATCAGGACTAATAGATGCAAATTCGTCAGCAATAATAATATGTGCTCTTAAACCTCTGATCTTTGAACCATCACCCATTGGAATAGCAACTGTCCAACTATCACCAAGTCTTATGGTACATCTGTCTACATCTCGTCTTGGTCCATCATCATTTCCATTAAAGATACTCCTTAATATAGGACTATTACGCCATATGGTTTCCATATATTCGAAAATAATTTTACTTTGTCTAAATGCGGCACCAACAACAACAATTTTAGTTCCAGGATAAAAAGCCATGCGTAAAACACAATATAATCCTAAAAGGAATGAATTATGTGTTACTGTATAATCTTTTGTTAAATATGTATGATCCGGAGTATCTACAGTTATACATTGCATATCTTTATATTCATCTAAATATTCTGCTTTTATTATAGAAACATAATTTTCTCCATTAGTTGATTGTTTTTTGATCCTATTTAGTTTTCTTGGAAGTTTTGCTATTGGTTTAGATGTATTAATATAAACTCTAAAATATTTTGTTCTGTTTTTTATTGTTCCTTGTGGTAGTCTCATTAGTTGTGAAGATCTATCATCAATTTTTTTAGAACAAGTGATACCTAAACTTCTCAATAAATCTATTAAATCATCAACTAATTTTTCACATGTATTTGTAAACTCTATGGCTCCAGATTTTGATATGTGCCCATCTGTATCTATTAGTCCTCTAACTAGTTCTAATCTATCTTCGATACATGAATTTTTATATATCTCTGGAATAAATTTATCTTTACAACCAACATCTAATTTTAGATTTTTAATAATAGAAGTTAATCTATTTCTAATTTTTGATTTATAGTTTATTTTTTTTCCAGATTTATAGACTCTAGTAATAGTAGTAGAGTCTTTGTCTGTATCTACTATTGTATAATTATAATTAGATTTATCTTTTACTATTTTAAATGTTGGTAATTTATTTTTAAATTTATTAATAATAAAATTATCATTGGAGCATATTTTGGGTGTTGCTGTTGTTAAACACCCATCTCCTAGTAAACATCCTAATAAATAGGGGTCTAGAGGAAGTTTTTGTTTTGGTTTTTGTATAGGTTCACAATTAGGAATTTGATATTTATAAGTTTTTTTCCCATTATTAGATAAAAAAACATGTTGATGAATTATTGTCTTAGTATCTATCGTAATTTCTTTGCCATCATTTCTTTTAACAACCCATAGGTGATCTTCGCAACAATCCACTGTTCTTCCATCTAATAGGGTTATTCTACACACTCTTTTTTTACCTTGTGGATGAATAGCTATTACATTATGTAACTTACCATCTCTTCCATATATTTTATTACCTATTTTGATATTACCCATTTTAATCCAACCATTATCTGTTAATATTGGAGTGTCTGTAGTTTCGGCTTTACCCCATCCGCGGCTAGCAATATACATTGGAAAAGCTCTTACCCAAAATTCTTGTAATATATTTATTTGTATAGGATGTAATTCTATATTAAATAGTAGTTTACAAGTAGATCCTAGGTATTTTGGATCTCTTAATAATCGTACTAGATGAAGATCGGGATTCTCAATATCAGACTCTAGCCTATTGATCATAGGATTTTTATCAAAATTAATTAATGATAAATCACCTAGACCTAGCCAAGCATCTTCGAATTGAGTATTATTAGATGACATTTTATTTATTTAATAATTTTTTAGATTTAGAGATAGCAGCATTAACCATTAGCCTAGCAACACTTTCTATAAATGGTAAACCTCTTTTTAGACTTTCTTCTTTGAGCCAACCAAGAATAGTATCTATATTTTGTTCGCACCACTCTGGACCTTTTTCGTTCATTTCTAAAGCGTGTTTTCTGCAAGAGCAATTACTACTACTCTTAATGCCTAAAGTACTAATCATACGAGTTAATATAGATCCTGGACCATTTGGATTTTGTTCCAAAGTTTTTGGAAATAATGATTGTAATTTAGCTTGAATATCTTCCCCTAAATATTCTAATAATTTTTGCTCCAAGAAAGACTTATTATAATCACCAGCCTCAGCATATTCTTTATCTGCTAATAGTATTATGGGATAGGGTATACCTTTAATATAAACGGTAATAGTCTGACTATTAGGATTATCATAATATGATATATCAAGAAAATCTAAAACTATAGGACTAGGAACTACTAATTCATCATCCTTGTCTGTGTAAGGAGAAGGAATTAATGTAATAGATTTATTTAGTTTCATTGTTTTTATCCTTTTTAACAATTTCTATATAATGTATTTTAGTTAATAAATATTGAGCAACTTTTTCAGCATTAGATGATGATCCACAAAATATTACTTTAATATTATGAACTATTTGCCAATCTACTATATGTTTCATTAAAAATGCTGGAGTAATTTTAACTTTATCCCACAATCTTTTAGGAAGATTAGAACCAATAGGATAGTTTAAGACATTTTCTATATCAAATTCTAATAATAAAAATGAATATTTATGTTGAGACAAACGTAATATAGCATCTTTAAATCTTGACTCAACAATATTATTTGCTATTTCATTTACGCTCTTTTTTCTTTCAATAGCCAGAATGTTCTCAAGGCCCTCTATACTATAATCTCCAGCATCTAATTTTTTATGAGCAACAGTATGCTCTGGGAAATCCCAGGGTTGTTGTTCTCTAGTATCTATGATTATTGTAAATTCATTATAATTATTCATTACTATTGTCTCTAATAATTTTTAAAAACACCGACTCATAATAACTTTCCATTCCTGTTATTGCTTTATGATGTTCTTTGCAAAGTGTTATACCATTCATAGGATGAAATCTTAACCCTGGATTATCTGCCCAAGTTTTAATATGATGAGCATTTAATTTTTTATTATTTTTACATCCGGGCCACTGGCACTTATATTTATCTCTAGAATAGATTAATTTTCTCCATTTTTTATATTCTGGATCATCATAGTTTCTAAGCATGACTATAACTCTTAATATCATGATCAACCATATCTTGTACCAAAGTGTCAAAAGATATAGAAGGAGTCCAATCTAAAATAGAACGAGCTTTTTTATTAGAACCCTTAAGATAGTCTACTTCTGCTGGGCGATATAAATTCATATCAATTTCAACATATTGTTTGTAATCTAAATTAACATAATCAAAAGCTTTTTTAAGAAAATCTAATACGCTCCATGTTTGTTCTGTACAAATAACAAAATCATCAGGAGAATCTTGTTGCAGCATCAGATGCATAGCATAAACATAATCTTTAGCATGTCCCCAGTCTCTGCTGGCCTGAAGATTGCCAAGTTTTAATGTTTCGTGGGTAAGATTATTAAGGCGTTGGCCGATATATTTAGTAATTTTACGAGTAACAAAATTTTCTCCTCTTCGTGGACTTTCATGATTAAATAGTATGCCAGAACAAGTGAATAAATTATAAGCCTCACGATATAATTGAACCATACGATGACTAGCTACCTTACTAACTCCATAAGGACTTTGAGGTAAAAGTTCAGTATTTTCATCCTGATATTTATTATCATTATTATCTGTACTATAATTTCGACCGAACATTTCGCTAGTGCTAGCCTGATAAAATTTAGTATGTTTTGAATATCTTCTTATGGATTCAAGAATATGTGTCACGCCCACAGTATTAATTTCAAAAGTTGTTACTGGCTGCTTGAAACTAGTTTGAACATGACTTTGAGCAGCCAAGTTGTAGAATTCGTCAGGTTGATATTTGTCAATAATTTGAGCAATGTTTGATGAATCTGTAAGATCAAATTCTTCTAAAGTTAAATTAGGATGATGCAGATACTCAGGGGAAATTCGGTCAAAGTTAGTTGAACTAGATCGTCTGTATAATCCTACAACATTATAGTTTTTATTTAATAATAATTCAGCCAAATACGATCCATCTTGTCCTGTTATTCCTGATATTAGTGCTATTTTATTCATGAATAGTCCTTTTTTATTCTATAGTATCTGGTGTTAGGAAGGGTTTATCTAAATTATTGTCCTGATATGTATGATATTCACTAAGTTTTTTAAAAGTTTTTTCAGCAGCCATGCTCAAGATTTCCATTTCTCGTCCTTCTTTTTCTCTTACTAATTCGTCCTCTAACATTCTTATTAATCCTGTCCAGGAACTTTTGCCATCTTCTATTCTTTTGATTCTTTGTTCTCTTGTTGCTTTTAAGTCTTTACTAATTTTTTGTTGTTCATTTAGCAGCTTAGTATATTCGTTGGTGTAGTTGGCTATACTATTTCGAGCAAAGCTTAATTGTGTTTCGAGATTAGCCAATTTTGGTATATCTCTTTGGTCTTCGGGCTTACTATATTCTTTGTCTACTAAAGTTTGTAATTTTTCAGTTTCACTAATATGTCGTTTTCTTTCTTTCATGCTTCGATTAATAAGAATATCAATAGTGATAAATTGTTTAATTTGTAATTCTTCAGCAGGAAGAACGTCTTCTCTAAATTGTTTTATAAGTCCTATCCATGTATTTTCAAAATATTCTAACTCTCCACTATCACTATCAAATTGTCTTAAAATTTCGGGCCAAAATGTTTTACTATATAATTTATATTTTAATAATTCATTGGAATTTTTATCTTGATCATTTACTAATAGTTGATTTTCTTTAATATATCGTTGTATTGGAGCGTTATTTCTATTAAGTTTTATTGCTATATCATCTATTGATAAAGAAGTTATATTATCTCGTATAAATTGTTCTTCATCTAAACTTAATTGTCCACGTTTTCTGGGGCCTGATTTTTTTTCCACTCATCACTCTCCATTAATTTTAGTATATAGTTTTGTAACTTAACTAATTGTTGTTTTGGAATTTTTATACCATGTTTTAATTTAAGATAATATTCTCTATACTCTGTTTTAATATTATTATCTAAAAAATTTATAATTTCTTGATTTTGAATAATACTACTAATATCTTTAATTTTACCGCTATATTTAGTATTATCTTCTATGTATGATGGCTGAATAATATTCTTTTTACTTTCATTTCTTTTATACCATGATGCATATGGTGAGCATTCTATTTTGTTGGAAAATTTACTACATTGGTTGTTGCTAAGTTGAAAAGTTTTATCAAAAAAAGGACAGCCATTACAAGGTTTGTCGGGCCTTTGATAATTATTTCTTTTATAGTTAAAAAGACGATTTCTAACATGGGTCCATAAAAAATTTTCTAATGGTCTTTTATTGTCATATTTTTCTAATCCTTCAAGAGCAAAAATTGCTGCTTGTTGTTTCATATCTTCAAAGCTATGATAAGCAAATTTAAATTTGTGGGCCAATCTTTTGCTTATATTATCTAATACTTTTAAAAATTCTGACTCACTAACATTATGAGGCAGGGAAGGATTAGTCTTGGGTTTGGCCGATTTCTTTGATGTTTTTTTTGTCATTTAATAATTCTGATATGCTTTGTCCTGATGGTAAAATAAGATCATTTTTAGCTTCAATTTCAGATTGTTCTGAAGCTTTAATAATTAATATTGAATCTATAAGATTATGATCAAATGGTATATTTGACATTTTTTCTCCTTGCACTAAACTAATCAAGTTATAATATATAATATGATCGTTTGAGAGTTTTGTCAATAGTTAATAACACCAAAAGGAGACTTTATGGCAACATATAGAAAATGGACAACAACAGAAATTGATTTTATAAAGAATAATCATGAATCAATTCCTGATGAGTTGTTAGCATCTAGATTAAGCCAAATTACAAATACTAATATTACAACAGCTATGGTAAGACGCCAAAGACGCAAGCTTAAATTAAGCAAAAAGCGTGGGCGACCAAGTAAGAATAAATATATTCCTACGGCAGTATCTAGTACTAATGATTCAACAGTAACTTGAAAAATTAATTTTACTAGTATTAGCTGCGGTTAAGCAAAAGGGGTGGGGTTATCCTGCCCTTTTTTGTTTTATAGAGACTAGATATAAGATACAGGGCTAATAGAGAAGTTTAGCTAATACATTTTATAATAGTTGTGCTTATTGTTTATGGACCCCGGCAGGATTTTGATGAACATCTGTTCACGCCCTCTCAAAACGAAAAAACCCCCCCATCGTGGTATAGTTCTAAGTGTATGATAAATAAATACTTACGATGACACGAGTAGGCCCCGGTTGACGTAAGTTCTTATTTCTCAATGACTTACGCTAGTATCAGCAAATACTGTACCAAACTTTCACTAAACCTTACAACGTTGTAAGGAAAGATCCTCTAATTTTTCTCTTGACAATGTCGATATTAGATGTAGAATCAAGGAAACGAAAGAGGAATTACTTATGATTATCGATTTTTGCTTCGCTTGCTCCATCACGATCCTGTCTTACTACTTCTTCCGAATTATTGAAGAGTTGTACGTCGAGCATATGTAAAGACAAAGAGAGATTCGCTCATTTTTTGTCTTGACATTGCCGATACATAATATAGAATAGATGAAAAGAAAGAGAGAATGAAAATGACCATTCAAGTTCAAAACACCGTGCGTCGGCTTGTTGCCCATCATGGGTATTCTGCTTCGTTTGTGCGACATATGGGAGAGGGTATTGTGTTGTACAGTATAGGTGGAATCATGTATCGTATTCGTGGGGATGGTACGATTCTCTGAACAAGCGCACACTGTTGACAGCTCAGGAAGACTCTGTAGAATACAACCAACACGAAAGGGAAACTTATGACACACGCTGAAGCAGTTCGGATGGTTCGTGGTAAGACTAACAAGGATCGTCGCAAGGTTGGCAACAACACCTACGCGGAGATTCTGAGCGATGGTAGCGTTGGCATTACGCTGCATCGTACTTGTGTGGTGCGAATCCATGAGGATGGAACGTATACTCTCAGCAATGGTGGATGGTTGACCAGCACCACGAAGGATCGAATCAACCAATATAGTCCGTATCGGGTGTTTCAGAAGAACTATGAATGGTTCGTGAGTAAGGGGGAAAAAACTTTTCCTTTCTTCAGTGGAATGGTGATCGGAACTTGACGCAAAGCCTTTGTCGTAAAGCACTTACGGCGAGGCGGGCGGGCCGCGTTTTATCTAAGTACTTACAGATTAAGGAGTTAGGAATTGGCACAGCATTTGCTGTAGAAACCTTACGACATTGCAAGGAAATTTTCTGGTTGACATTCAAGTATGGGATGGTAAAATGTCGATATAAGAAGTAGAGAAGAAAGAGAGAAACGAATGAAAACCAAGTACCCTATCATCGAAAACGCTAAGATTCAGGCTCGCATGTGCTTCGTTGGAATTGCAATTCCTCATCAACCGTCTCTGGCTGATGGAACATATGGACCGATTCATAGCGAAAAGGTTCTCAAGTTCAATCGCAAGGCTTTGCGTCGGCTTGGCAAAGTTCGTGTCGAGAAAGCCGATCCTCGGCTGATTGGTGGTGATGATACCATGATCGTGCCTGTGGGCAAGCCGGGTTCGCGTGAGCGTGTTGAGGCTTTGCGTAGCCAATACGAGGCTATCGCTGCCTGTGGTGAGGAAGTAAGTCCGTTTGCGTTCAAAGATTAGGCAAAGTTGCCACATAATTGTGCAATCCTCATAGATTGACGTAACCCTATGCTGCATAACGACTTGTGACATAGCGGGCGGGACTCATTTGTCATAAGTACTTAGCAGATAAAGACTTAGAACCACCTTATCAGATTGTAAGGAAAGTTCTAGATTGACATTCAAGAAGAGAATGGTAGAATGACGATATAAGAGAAAGAAAGAGAGAGAAAAAATGACACACAATGAACTGGCTGGTATCGTGATGAGTTCGATCATGCAGGAGAGGAAGAACACTACTCCCGTGTATGCTTCGCTGTTGATGGCTGATTTTGATTCGTGGGATAATGGTAACAAGCCAACCCAACGATTGCTGAGTGCGGTGAATCAGTACGTTGGTGGTGGACAGCACACCATCCCAAAGATTCTGGAAGCTTCTCGTATGTTGTACGATCAGAGCAAGGTTGCTTGAATAGGAGACAGATACAATGCAAGATTCCTACTTTTTCGCCGTGATGGATAAGATGGAAACTGCTACTTTACAAGAGTGGCTCAGGAATGCTCAAGTTGAACTTCCGAATGCTAAGGGTAGTAAGAGAACCCTTCTCTTGGAGGGTATTCGTTGTTCGGCATACGTTTTGCTGACGCGATTCAGAGAGTGGAAGCAAACCCTTGGCATATAAGGACTTACGACGAGCGGGGCGGGCCGCGTTTGACGTAACTCTTTACTGCATAAGCGTTTAGGGCAACCTTACGACATTGTCAGTTTGACAACTCAAGAATGGTGCTGTAGAATGTCGATATAAGAGACAGAAAGAGAGAGTGAAAGATGAGTATGGCTTCTGAGATGTTCGATTTTGCGATTGGTGATGTGCTCCATGTGGTCTACGATACTGGAGAGGTGTTCACTGGTCCTCTGGTCAGGGTACGAGAGATCGAAGGTAAGGGTGTTCTGTTGTTGGTGAAGGATGAGAACGTTGGCCATCGGTCCATCTATACTCACAAGTGTGTTGGGCCTATCCTGTTTCGTTCACCCGGAGAAAAGACTCCCGACTGAGGGGATTGACAATGACTAACTTTCCGCGTATGATGTTCTTTGCTACTACCACTTCAACGGAGGATACGATGCTCGATTTTGAGGATATCAACAGGATTCTTGACGAGATGGCTCAAGAGAAGATTCTTGAGCCGACAGTGGAGCCCATTGATGACCCCGATATCCAGATGGATTTTTATGATTGGGCTGAAGTTGTTGGACTGAGCGATGAAATTGAGCCGGATATCAGGTGGGCTTAACCTAAAGCCTTGTCGCACAAACACTTGCGACGAGGCGGGCCCGCCCCGCGAATCGTAAGTCCTTATGCCACAATGACTTAGAGAAAGCTTACAACATTGCAAGAAAAAATCCATTTGACAACTAAAGTTCCACCTGCTAGAATGTCGATAATAAGAGTAGAGAAAGAGAGAGTGAAGAATGAGTAGGTACTACGAAGGTCGTTTCAACCCGTACAATCGTCATGATACGGGAATGTATGTGATTTATCGTAAGAGTGATAGGCAGTATCTTGGAACGGTCACGAATTGCAAGAACGAGTATCAAGCAGAACGTGTGGGTATCGCCAAGTACGGTTGTGAAGTTTTTGTAAGCTTGATTGAGGAATAGAGGCTTGACAGCCTAAAGTTTTTCTGGTAGACTGCCGATATAAGAAAGAGAGGAAAATGATGAGTCACCCTGACCCCCTGTTCGATCCCGATAACTCCTATGAGGATGATATGAACTATAATGATCACAATGATTTCTATGAGGATTACAATGAGATGGTTGAGGATGGTGCTGATCAAGACTGGGATGATTCATACGATGATAGCATGGATGGAGATCATGAATCCGGTCTTACGAGTGCAGGTTGGGGCTTGGACGAATCATATGATCCGTCATACGACCATGACGAGTATGATCACGGAGGAGATTGGTGATTATGTAGAATAATATTCACCTCTTGACAAGCAACGTAGACTATAGTGGTATACACCAACAAAAGGAGAAAATTGAATGAGTACGCACCGATTCTTTGATATTGTGGTTGAGGGCGACAATGGAGATACTTCCGTGCCCAATGAATATATTCTCAACATGCCAGATCACAATATGGAAACTCCTATGGATCGTCAAGAGTTTCTAGGTATTATGATGGATACTCTGGTAGCGACTAGTGGACTGAACGTGTGTTCATTCAGAAGCGAACCTGTACGATTGAACACTGTGGGTGATTACTGATCGTAAACCCTTAGCCCGTAAAGACTTACGGCGGGCGGGGCCGGCCGGATTTGACGTAAGTGCTGATGCCATATAGGTTTAGATCAAAAAGATTTTTTCAAGATCAACCTTGACAAGTGTCGATAATATGGTAGACTGATAGCATGAAGAAACAAACAATAGAATTGAATGTGCGTAAGATATAGGAACTGGGCAAGGGTCATCACTCTCACCAGAGCGGTAGTGGCCAGCACGATAACCGTCCCAAGCGTCTGCGAACCAGAGGAGCCAAGAATCGAAAAGCTATTGGTGAGGGGTGGTAGAGTCACACCTAATCCTTCGGATTTGGCTGGGGTGGCTGTAGTCAGCCAAAAATTAGTGATCTTGACAAACAGATAATGATAGAGTAGAATGGTGCAAAAGGAGAGCAAGGATGCCTGAGTTTGATCTAGTTAGTGCTGTTATTGGTTATATTATTGGGGTATTTCTTTGTCATAATACCCAAAATATTCTTTTTATGGAGAAGCGTAATGAAGGCGACTGTAACGATTACTGATACTTTTGGTGGTGAGCCTAACTATGGTTGGGTGAAGAGGTACGATTTTGTGACTGATGTTAATTCGTCTCAGCACAAGATTACTCGACAAGCGAAGGCTCTGGTTGGTATGACCGGCGTCAAGAGCGATACTCAGGATTTTGATGTTGGCTTGACCATCAAGCCTCGTGGATATAATCAGATTATTTTTGTGGATTTTGAATAAATTCGATCTCCCATAAACCCTTTGTACACAAGTACTTAGGGTCGGTGGGGCGGGCCGGATTTGTTCTAAGTCCTTATCTTATAAGTATTTGCGTTAATCTTACAGCATTGCAAGGTAAAAATTCATTTGACATCTAAAGTCTTTGTGCTAGAATGTCGATAATAGAAGTAGAGAAAGTGAGAAAAAGATGAAAGAGGAAAAGAAAAAGCGTTTGACTGAGTATCAGAAAGCTGTGGTTCTCATGGATCGTGAGACAAACAGAGCTATTGCTCATGTGGAAATGCTGAAGAAATTGTATGGTGAAGCTAAGAAAAAAGTCAAGTTACCGCTTGACAAATGACGATAATTGTTGTAGAATGTTCGAAGTTGTGATCTGAATTTCCTAACGAAAGGGTTGATATGAGTGATTTGACGTTTGTATTTGGTGGTGTTGCTGTCATTGCTGCTGTTGTTGCTGCGTTTCTGACGTATGCTGTCTATGGTGGTTCTAGGGGTTCTCTGAGTTCGGCTAAGATTGGCGAAGTGTATAACTTTGTCTATGAGCAGCCTGCTAAGGGTGATCCTGAACGTTATCTTGCTAAGGTTGTGGATGTGTATACTCTGGATAGTAACAGTATTCGAAGACTGAATGCTCGTAGTGCGTATCGTCGTAATGATCCTCAGTTTGTGCGTACCAATCATTTGGTTACTTGTGAGATGCCAAATGGTAGTGTTCGTAACTTCTATGCGGAACGTACCAGAAACTGCCGAAAGCCATTGCTCGCTGGGACTCTCTTCAAGAGCGGTCTGGCAGCAATGATGTTCTGATCTCACGATTATGTAAGCCAAGCCCTAAAGTGTTGCTACGGCAGCACTTAGGGCGAGGCCGTGCCGCCCCGTTTGACGCAACTCTTTGTGGATAAGGGGTTTAGAACAATTCTTTTTTCTCAAGTTTTTCGCTTGACACGCCGATAATACTAGTGTAGAATACGAGAATAAGAGGAGAGGACAAATGAATCTTTATACATGGGCTGTTGTTCAGGATTGTAGAATTGTTGGCTATGTAAGAGCATATAGCGAATGGGATGCTGTTCGCATGGCCGAAAATAAGTATGGCTCTAGACTCTTTGTAGAGCGAGTGTATCTTGGTGATTGGATTGCTGAGAGTAAGGAGAAAAATAATGAGCCTGTCTAATGAAGAAAAGAGTTTGATTGCTGACCACGTTTCTACTTTTGCTATGAAAATGATTCTTAGTATAGGATCTTCTGAGGAAAATATTCATGAGGATCTTGATGCTTTCTATGATTTCTTTTGTAATGCTTTGTGTGCTGCCAAGCGTGATGCTAGGCGTGAAGCATTGACTACCACAACTAACTGAAAGATTTCTACTATGCCTAACTGGTGCATGAACAAGTTGACCGTTTCCCATGCTAATCCTGACATGGTTGACCGATTTGAGAACGCTTATAATCTTGGTAAGGCTTGTAATGAGTTTTTACCATTACCAGAGGGTGAAGATTGGTATAACTGGCAAATAAATAACTGGGGCACCAAGTGGGATATTGGGGCCGATATGGGTACTGACAAAGAAGAAAGGTATGGATTGAAAGCAACTAGGGTGGATAACGAGGTTAGTTGCTCATTTGATAGTGCTTGGAGTCCTCCTATTGGACTGTATGATAAACTGATTGAATTGGGATATGACGTAAAGGCTACCTATTGGGAGCCGGGTATGGCTTTCTGTGGCATATGGGATAATGGAGCCGATCACTATTGTGATTATACTAGCAAGGATATGATTCCTGTAGCCTTGTGGAACGAGTACGATATGGCGGAATTTTTCAAGGATGATGAAGAAATAAACGCCTGAATCGTCCCTTCGCCCTAAGTGCTTTGCCCAAGGGTACTTAGGACGAGGGTGGTCCGCAGGGTTCATCCTAAGTGCTTACTGGCATTGGGTTTAGAACTAGCAAAAATCTTTTTAGAATTCCTGTAGATAGCTCTTGACAAGTGACGATAATAGATGTAGAATGATAGAGTTGAGAGGATAGAACCAAGCACAGGGCTATAAGAGAATCCCGTTGGCATCGGATTATAGGTGGTAGCCACCACTATTCCCGCTAGCTGGACTATCGAGGTCCGTTAGCAGCGCCTGTCGTGAGCATGGTCATGATGCTCTGTGCTTGATTCTGACCTTTTGACAATACAAACTATGCGTGGGTCAATGCCTTGGACTAGATTGGGATAACCTATTTCGATAAACTTTCTCTGAAAGATTGGGGAGTTGCCGACGGGGTTATACGTTGGATAGAAATACCAGTTTATGGGGGATAGCGTCCTCACCACGACCAATACAATCAGTACCGATACTAATTTTTGTGTGATTATTGGGAGAGGTAAATGAATTGGCATTATGATAATCCTATTGTGAATGGAGAATATCTTTGTTGTATCAAGGATTACTCTTTTCCTATCCCCTTGAATTGGTACGATGGTGATTGGGGCGATTGGAATAAAGATGGTGATGGAGAATGGATACCATTTGACAATGATCTAGTGGTCTGTTATACTAGCTTTCAAGAAATCCCTATGCCGGAGAATTGGTAATGACAACCGAAAACACAGAACTAAAAGAACTAAAACAACTTGTTGGTGAGTTTTTGAATGCTGCTTATTATGTGCCTTTTAGGGCCGTTGACTGTGACCAACTGCTGGTAGAAGAATTGTGGAAAAAGTTGGCTGATGCCGTAAATTTTCAAAAAAAGAGATAAAATATAATACCAACTAAACCTGTCAAAAATTATCCTGAGAATTACCCGAATGGCTAAGAACTTCAGAGACTTGAATACTGTGGAAGCTTGCAACATGAATCGTGAACAGGCAATGATCTATCTTATCAACTTTTTTAACTCTCGTATGAGTGCTGTTAACAAGCATAACGTAAGTAAGGCTAAAGAGTTGATTGGATTGCATGAGGTATCGGTAGCAGAACTGGTAAACACATATGTGGAGCTAGTACTTGAAAATTCTTAGTGATATTTGTCCGTGTGGCGAGTGTGATACTCTGGTGTGGAGGTATGACAATAATGGAATTATCTGGAAGTTTTGCCAGCAGTGTCATTGGTGGTTTATCGGTAACTCCTGACAGGATAAGGACTTAGGAAAAGCCGGGCGGGCCGGGTTCGTCGTAACTCTTTATCTACCAATACTTTACGTCTACAAAAATTTTTTAAAGACCGTTCTTGACTCTTGCCGATAATAGAGTATACTGAATGAGCGAGTAGATGAGGGCCGCTGGCAGAATGATATCAAAGAAGCCACGGTTAAATGGCTGTCGAGTATGGCTCAACCCTATCTATTTGTCTCTGCTAATCCTGCGGATTTGGGCTGAGTGGGTATAGTCAGCCAAATATTGAGGTCTTGACAAAGATAGTTTGATAAGGTATACTACAAAAATGAAACGAACTCACTACGAAGTACGATTCCATCTTGGTAATGGGCCAAACTATCTTCATTGGCAAGTCAAGGCTATGTGTGACAGGAAGAAGTTGGATGTGTTTTATTATGATCCTAATGAATATCAGTTAGAAATGATTGGTTGTAAGCTAATTAGCAAGACTAATAAAGCTAAAAAAGTTCATGCTGCCGGTAAGAAAGATGTTTCTGGCTGGGTGAAGTGT